CGCGTGAGTAACACTGGTACCGCTATTTACATTGAATAGAAATTCTTTGTAAAGGAACTCTCTCTGACGAGACAATTCAATTTCTTTCTCTTGAACCATAGCTGGTTCAGGAGGAGAATTGACAAAATCATTTAATGAAAGTTTCTTGAAGTTCACAAGAACTCCAATATCTCTCAAAAATTGATAGTGGATTTCATCTCGTCTGATATACGGCGAAGTATCGTCCTTAAGGGACAGATACTCATTCGCATCTTTCCAAAACGTGGCTTCTCTCTCAAGAAGACACAATCCTAATGGGTTCCAAGAAATTGGACCACCTAGGGTATCAGGAATTCCAGCAATTTTGCTGAGAACTTTCTGTTGTTTTGGACGGAAAAGTTCAATAGACTTTGGTCCAAGATTTTTGGCAACATCAATAAAGCTGCTGTCCGAAACCTTTTTCCACTTATACATAGGTAATAACTTATCAATAGTTATCACCCGTGAGCAGAATTCAGCAACACGTGACTCGAAGAGGCACTTGTCAAATGAAATAGGAACTTTGTATACATTATTCATAAGATTAATATATGCATCCTGATATCTGCTTGAAATCACTATATCATCACCCACAATCCAATAAGGATAGTGAGTAAGATTAGGATTAACAATATAATCTTCCACAGATCTAGAATTAGTCAAATCCAGACTATTCAAGACTCCATAGAAGTCGTCTATAGCATCAGGTTTCCCATCCGTCACACATATTGCACAACGTGCAATATAGTGATGAAAAAGTGAGAACAGACCAAAAGAAGGTCCAGTTCCCAATGGGTGTCCAACATTAAATGTCATGGAAGTCTCACCTTCGGGTGATTCTACGTACCATTTGCCTTTTGCAACTTTTCTAAATAGCTCAGTTTGGGGATGTGAGGGACCAACTAAGGTTTCAATCAATTCTATCTGAGGTTTAAGAGGTATGTTGTTTGTAGCATCGGAAAGATCGATTGAAGATACTAAGGTATCTAAATCGTCATTCAAGTAATGTTGAATACTTCTCATTCCTGCTTCCTGATTATGACAATAGTCTTCAGGAATCACCTTGAGTGCGTTCATTACAAACGACTTCAAAGGATCTAGCATACTTTGAAAAGCAGGGAAAGGGTTTGCAATAGCCCTTAATTTATAACCTGGTTCTTGTATGAATGAGATTCTGCCTACATGATCTTTATGATCAAGGGCGAATCTTACATCATCAATTCTCCTCCATTGCTGTTTGATTGATAAGTCAAACCACTTTGGCATAGTTGAACTATCATAGTGTTTATTTATGTAGTCCCTAATGAAAAGGTGAGAAAAAGAATCAATAACGTTCTTAGCGTCGTTGTTCATAGTTTTGCCGTTAAACGACCTCCATGATGGAGCTCGATTCCGCACATAGTTTACTCCTTCATTACTGAA